GGCGGGCTCCTTTGCCGCCTTCTTCTCGTCCTTCGGCTTCTCCTTCTTACTCCCATTTTGAGACGCGTTCTTGATCTCCTCGACGATGTTGCGAACATCGTTCACTGTCGCGTTCTTCTTCCCCTTCTCCTTCTTCTGAGAAGCGGCGAAGCCGGGAATGACGCGATCGAGAGCCTGCGTTCCGATGTGCGTGAGCGCCTTCTTGCCGAGATCGCGCCCCGTGTCGTACAGGATGCTCTCGACGAGTTCGCGCCCCTTCGACTTCGGGGGCGGGGGCTTCTGCATGAGAGACTCGAGCTGGCGTTCGAGCTGGATCCGACGGATCTTGCTCTGGAGCTCGGCGTCGGTCATGTCCCGAACGCGCTTGTGTCCGCCCTCGGTCTCGACGGAGGATCCCTCAGCCTTCGGCTTCCTCTTGGACGGAGGGGTCGAACCCCGAGTCGTCGCCCTCCGAATCCCCCACTTCATTCCTGGGATGCCGTATTGTTTGAGTACGGTCATTTCGCCTCCTCGGCTATGTCTCGTATCCGATACTTGTACTCCGAAAGGACCTTTTCGAGGGGCGCGACATGGAACGAGTACTGCGGGGGATCGAAGACCAGTCTGGTTTGGAGGTAGACGACGTTCTTGACGATCGAGAGTCTGGGGTCCCAGTACACCGACGACCATTCGAGGGCCGGCGTGCATGTGAGAGGACCGCAGGCGCCGAGATCGTTGAGAACGGCGAGCGCCGAGTCGATATGCATCATCACGTCGGCGTCGAAGGTCGTATCCGCGGGGTCGATCCCGAGATACTGCTTCACGTCGGATAGTACGGTCATCTCACCTCCAGGGAATCATGTCATTCGGACGACGTTCGACGAACGTCGGGATCGGCGGTCGGTCGAGACCGAAGTGTATGGCGTTGTGCGTCTCGTGGGACACTGCGATCAGGAACTCCGGGTCGAGAATATCGGGATTGCGGGAATCCAGGTCCTCCTCGGTGATCGGGTTCATGTGGTGCACCAGGATCTTTCCCGCTATAGGATGATCCGGATGGGCCAGATCGTAACCGGAATCCCGAACGATCACATGATCCCGAACTCGACGCCACGCCCGGCTCCTGTAGAACACCTGATTCAAATATCGGGCCCACCCGAAAGTCGGCTCGCCAACGTTCCCCTTGATCTTCAGATAGTCGAAGCGGTCGTTGTAATCCGGAAGCGACATCAGATGAGAATATGTCCTAGTCATCCGCGTCCTCCGAACTGCGATAGGATCGGAAGGCCGCAATGGCATCGGCCGCTATCTGTCCGCGATCCGTCTTGGCTCGGGTCTCGTCCGTGCGGGCGACTAGAAGGTCCCTCTCATTCCGGGCCTTCTGCAACTCTATCTCCGCTCGAAGGGATCCGAGCTTCAGAAAATGAACCAGAACGGTCGTCGGAGCCTTCCGGGCCTGTAGAAGCTCCTCGGCGTTGCGCATTGCGAGGCCTATGAGCTTCGTCTCCATCGCCTCCGGGGTCTCCGGGGGCGATCCGATGGCGTTCTCCTCCTCTTCCATCGCGTTCCTTCTCCTTTCCGCGACTCAGATCTGCCCCCTCGAACCGGCGAAGTGAAAGGAGAAAGCCCTCTCCGGGTCGAAGAGGCGGATCCGAATCGCGAATCGGCGGAATCCCACCGGGGATATTTTCTCGGGGGCGGCGATGC